CCGTCCTTGTCTACGATGTAAGTTGTTGGCATAATTTACTCCTTATGCTGCTAGGTCTAAATCGTCTGAAATGCGCCATGAATTGCGCCACTCACGAGTTTGTGGCAACTGCTCTTTCTTGCAGATTACCATTTTCGGGCGGTTGCCCTCGTCCCACGTCTGCCACACAGACTGTGGTACATCCTTCATAATCAGGTATTCAATAGCTTGTTCTTCTGTCATTGGCCCAATAGGAGGGGTGTCATGCAACAGGTAGCCACGAGTGTGCTTTTTAAAGTCGGGCTGTGCCTCGTCCTTCGCTAGTTCCCAATAAACTTCGACAGGCGGCAGGATACCGCCCTGTAGCGCACATGCCATCCAGTTAGGGTCAGGAACCAGTATCTTTGCACATTCATCTACCTTGTCCTCATACACGACACGGTAGTCCGACTGCACGCCATCAAGGTTTTCCTTGGCCCAGCAGAGCCTGTCCCATAGATGTGTGCCTTGAAACTCTGGGGTCACTGTCATGCGAGGTCTCCTGAAGCTATTGTTCCTTGACCCATGTCACTGTATGAACTGCCGTTGAAGCTATAGACAATCCAGTTACTGGCGGCGGTTGTTGAAAACGTATTGTTTGAACTCACGGTATCTCCTGTTGTTACACAAGCGTAACTACCTGACTCAAAGCTGTTAGTGTAGTTACAAGTCTGTTGACCTGTGTTTGTATCCACAAGTGAAGCAATGTTAAAACTGTCTAATATAGAAGTTCCGGCGCTGTTTGTTTCAGCCCACGCTTTCGCACTACCATTCACAACAAAATTCGTAGCCAGCGAACCCGCAGTCGAGTGCGTCAGGGTGTCTGCTTTGAGTGTGCCGAATGCCATATCTTATCCTTACGGTTTCGTCGGCCAAGTAACGCCGGTCAAATTTCCGTCGCTATCAAGCGCCGGTGTTTGTGTCGTGATGTCACGGAGAGCTTGACGATATGTAGACATAGCATCTGTCATGGTTACGTCAGACAGTGCATAGAAATCTGTTTCAGCCAGCTTTGCATTACGTTGACGACGCAGTTCTTTCATGGGTGCCGCATTGTTAAGCGACGTTTGTCTGTCAATAATCTGCGACCACGTTACACCAAATACGCTGGGATCACCTGATTCAATGGCAGAACCTTCTGCATCCTCGCCTGTGACCTTACGAAACATTTCGTTAAACTCAGCCTCACTCGTTGGTTCTCCACGAAGAACCCACTCTGTGACGCCTAAATCATTAAGAGCTTCTGCTACGCTTACCATTATGGGGCTACCTCAAACACATCTGTTGCTATATGACTTTGGTTGGCTACAAACTCCATTAGTTGACCATTTGACCCAGCACGAATTTGCAACTTCATCGTGATTGCAGACGTTGTGTGATCCGCAGCGTTTATTTGCTGTGCTATACAAAAGAAAAACGGGAAGTAGACCACATCGCCCAGTTTTCCTAAATTATCCGCTTGCAAGATAAAAGCGTTTCCAGCCGCCCCATTGAAGTAAGGGCGAACATAGGCAATCATGTCTTGTGATGACGGAGCGTAACCACGACAATTACCTGAAAAAATCATGTAAATATTAGATGCAGATGTCAGCGGAGTAAAAGTAAAAGAACTGCCCGTCACATCTGAGTAGCTATCAGATGTTTGTTGTTGAGTGCTTGTAACTGAAAAAAAGTGCCTTTTGTGGTTTATGATATGACCATCAATGCTGACCCCGTTGCCGCTAGTCTTCTCGTTGATGGTATCTACAAGAATGGTACTCATGCGAGGTCTCCGTGAACAGTTACACTGGCGTTTGTTTCAATATCGTATTCAATGTAAACACCATCACTTCTTGTGTATCCAGAATCTACTTCGACAGAAGATGCGCTTTTAGATTCAATCTCTGCAACACGCACGTTATTGACAGCAGACGAATGGGCAAACGTAAGATTCATGTTTGATGAATATGATGCGCTTCCCATGCTGTTCGTGTAATTCAGGCCGTACTGACCCGTACCGTCATCATCAATACTGGAAAAATTGAAACTGTCAGGTAAGGATGCCCCACCCGCAGCAATATGCGCCCACGCCTTTGCAGCGTGTTGCTTCGTCAGCGTAGCTGCGCCGCCGCTGGTACTCTGGATGGTATCTGCCTTCAACGTACTCATAGCGTCACCAATGTCCCGCCGCTTTCAACGGTCAGGGTCACGCCACTGGCTACAGTGAATGGCCCGGTCACGTTTGCGTTCTCAGTTGCAAGGATGGTTGTGTCTGCCGTAAGTGACTGTGCATTGGTACGGAACAGGCCACCACCCTTGAAGTTACCCTTGTTAGCTGCTGGCGGTGTGATTGAACCAGCAGTCAGGTCGAGGAAGTTTACGAAGATGTTGTTCGTGCCGCTAGAGGGTGCGGCAGTAAAAGTAAGCGTAGTACCGTCTGGTACAGTGTATGCAGATGCAGCATCTTGAACAACACCATCTACAGAAACAATAATACTTTGTTTATTCGCTACTTTTCTATTTAAAGTAAACGTAGTCGTAGACCCGTTCCCACTAAATTGTTGAACACTGGGTCTTTCTAAATATGCAATTGCTGGCTGATTACCAAAATACGGCATTAAGTAATTTCCAAGAAACTAAGAACAACATCTGCGCTTGTAGTCGTATCACTAGTAACATTCATACTATCAGAAACTTCAAACACTACTTTTTGATCTCCACCAATAACTACAAGAGAACCACCTACAGGAATAGGAGCATCTTTCACAATATGAATTTGAGTATCGCTATTACTAGCATCTTTCATTTGCACATCAACAGTAATTTGTGAGGTGTTTGTATTAGCAATTGTCATGCCAATAATTGTAGTAGATGTGTCTGCAGGACACTCGTATACAGATACACGAGTTGTTCCTACATTTTGTGAAGTAACAGATTTAAATGCATTTCCCATTTGTTTTTCCTAAACTATTTTACATATTATACAACAAGTATTAACCTAACGCAATAGCAAAAGGTATGGCTGCACCAGCCCCTCCAGCATTATTAGCAATACTAGTTGCCATTGTAGCTGATAAGTTAGTAATTACCGTATTAATACTTGTAACTGCTGCTGTTCGGTTATTAATACTTGTAGCCATAGTAGCACTAAGAGCCGTAATGGCCGTGGTTCTGTTATTAATAGAAGTAGCCATAGTAGCACTAAGGGCTGTAATAGCCGTCGTGCGATTATTAATACTGGTTGCAAATGTCGATGATAGATCAGAAATTACAGTATTAATGCTTGTAATTGCTGCTGTTCTATTATTAATACTAGTAGCCATAGTAGCACTAAGGGCTGTAATAGCCGTCGTGCGATTATTAATGCTCGTAGCCATAGTAGCACTAAGGGCTGTAATAGCAGTAGTTCTATTATTGATACTAGTAGCCATAGTAGCTGAAAGATTTTCAACTACTGTATTAATACTAGTAATAGCCGTAGTTCTATTGTTAATAGAAGTAGCCATTGTTGCTGATAATGCAGTAATAGCAGTAGTTCTATTATTGATACTAGTAGCCATAGTAGCAGATAAGTTTTCAACTACTGTATTAATACTTGTAATAGCTGTAGTACGATTATTAATAGAAGTAGCCATCGTAGCTGAAAGAGTCGCTAACTCTGCAGAGGTAGCAAAGTCAAGGCCATCTATAACAGAATTAATACTGGTAATAGCTGCTGTTCTATTATTAATACTAGTAGCCATAGTAGCACTAAGCGCAGTGATGGCCGTAGTTCTATTGTTAATAGAAGTAGCCATCGTGGCACTAAGAGTTGTTACTCGACTATCTGTTGCTTGATTACTAATACTAGTTGCCATAGTAGCTGACAACGCAGCAATAGCCGAAGATGTAGCTACAGTATCTCCATCAATTGTAGCTCCACTTACTATAGTTAGTGTATTAACTGTAAACGAAGAAACAGAGGTCGGTGCAGATGGAAGATTTGTAAGATTAGAACCATCACCATAAAACTCAGAAGCACTTACATTACCACTAAAAGATGCATTAGTTCCAGAAACAGTTCCTGTAAGTGTTCCTCCAGCTAAAGGAAGTCTAGTTGCAATACTAGTAGCCATAGTAGCACTAAGAGTTGTTACTCGACTATCTGTAGCTTGATTACTAATACTTGTTGCAAGGGTAGATGATAGGTTAGCAACTACTGTATTAATACTTGTAATTGCTGTAGTTCGGTTGTTAATACTAGTTGCCATAGTAGCTGACAACGCAGTAATAGCTGTTGTTCTATTATTAATGCTAGTTGCCATTGTGGCTGAAAGGTTTTCAACCACTGTATTAATGCTAGTGATAGCTGTAGTACGATTATTAATACTCGTTGCCATAGTGGCACTAAGTGCTGTGATGGCTGTTGTTCTATTATTAATGCTAGTTGCCATCGTAGCCGAAAGAGTTGCTAATTCTGCGGATGTGGCAAAATCAAGACCATCTATAACAGAATTAATACTGGTAATAGCAGCGGTTCTATTATCAATGCTTGTCGCAAATGTAGACGACAAATTAGTAATTACTGTATTGATACTAGTAATAGCAGTAGTTCTATTATTAATACTTGTTGCCATTGTAGCTGACACTGTAGCAAGCTCTGCAGATGTAGCAAAGTCAAGGCCGTCTATAACAGAATTAATGCTAGTAATAGCAGCAGTTCTATTATTAATACTAGTTGCCATTGTAGCTGACAATGCAGTAATAGCCGTAGTACGATTATTAATACTAGTTGCCATTGTAGCTGAAAGGTTTTCAACTACTGTATTAATGCTAGTAATAGCAGTGGTTCTGTTGTTAATACTAGTTGCCATAGTAGCAGAAAGCGTTGCAAGTTCTGCGGATGTAGCAAAATCAAGCCCATCTATGACAGAATTAATACTGGTAATAGCTGCTGTTCTATTATTAATGCTAGTTGCCATAGTGGCAGAAAGAGCAGTAATGGCAGTTGTTCTATTGTTAATACTTGTTGCCATAGTGGTAGACAAGTTTGCAACTACATTGTTAATGCTTGTAATTGAAGATAGTCTATTACTAATAGAAGTTGCCATCGTAGCAGAAAGAGATGCTAACTCAGCAGATGTAGCAAAATCCAAACCATCTACAACAGAATTTATACTTGTAATAGCAGCAGAGTTTACTGATGTAAGTGCTGATACTGCAGCAATATTAGTATTGCTATTGTTAATACTAGTAGCCATTGTAGCTGATAGTGTAGTAATATCCGTAGTACGATTACTAATACTAGTGGCTAATGCAGTTGATAGGTTTGCAATTACATTGTTAATGCTTGTAATTGAAGATAGTCTATTACTAATAGAAGTTGCCATAGTGGCTGAAAGAGTTGCTAATTCAGCAGAGGTAGCAAAGTCAAAACCGTCTATAACAGAATTAATACTTGTAATTGCAGCGGTTCTATTATTAATAGATGTTGCCATTGTTGCTGACAAAGCGGTAATAGCTGTAGTGCGATTATTAATACTAGTAGCCATCGTAGCTGAAAGTGTGGCAAGTTCGGCAGACGTAGCAAAATCTAACCCGCCTACTACAGTATTTATACTAGTAATAGCTGCACTATTTACAGACGTTAAAGCTGATACTGTTGCAATATTAGCATTAATATTTGTAATAGTTGGTCCTGTAAAACTAGTAGCACTTACGGCTCCAAATG